ATAATATATGAGCATAATGAGATGGCCAACTGGCTGCTTGTGTCCAGTTATTATATTCTCCTTCAAACCACTCAAGAAACTCTTCTAACATTTGAACTTGATTGCCAATGTAAATCGATATGTAGGACCAGCAAATGACTGCTGTCTTGCTGCATGTGGGATAGTAGAATCAAATACTATTACTCTACCTGGTACAAATGGTGTGATATATTCTATCTCCTTAGAGTTATCGTCTAAGAATATAGTCTCACCACCCCACTCATGTTTCCACTCTCTATTCATATAGTATATTAGTGTCTTATCTCCTTTGACAGAACTATCTACATGAACATCAGGGTTCTCAGAATGAAGACCCATATTAATATAGGCTCCATCTATCTTAGGTGGACAGAACTCTGATAGGTATTCACCTACACCATTCTTAAAGAATTTCTCGTGACACCACTCCTCATCAACATATGATACTGGCTTCTGTGTCTTTAAATCTTGTACGTCAAACTTATTACTACCACGTAATTGATATGGTAAACTACATGCTTCTACGTATAATTCTATTTGTTGTTGCGTACTTATAAGATCATCAATGATCTTCACTTCACCATTAGATATTTTCATCGCAATTTAATATTGAATCCTATACTTATACGATCTTCTTGAGATTCATTCCTATCCACCCTGTGTCTCAAATCAGCAGGGAAGATTAACATATATCCTTTCATTGGTTTAAACCAGGTGCTGTCATGTAAACTATAATCATCCCTAACATCTTCTGGTATCTTCCAGTTATACCTTGTAATTGCTTTATCGTTCTCAAATACTATGTCACCAGAAGATTCTGGTGTCTGTAACCAGTAGACACCAGAAAAATCCACACCAGCATGTAAGTGTGACATATTAAAGTCTCCAGGTCCATTTATACTAGCCCACATGGACTTAATTGTAAATGGGGCAGGAGTTAGATGATGTAGTCCGTGTGCTATATTAGCATGAAGCACAAGAAAATGATTTAAGAAGTTCTGATCTTCGTGAAGATCATATTTAGAATGCCAACCACAACTAGAGGAATTACTATCGTGTTCCCCTTGCTTATGGTAATCCTTCACCCACTGGAGTAATCCAGGATTAAGATCAAATTGGTGATGGATAACTGGCGATGGAAATAATGAAATTAGCATCACTTTTGTTTTCTTTTCTTGAGCCTCTTACGTATGCTTTTAGCATACTCTATATCAGATGCCGAATACCACTCTGGGTGTTGCTTGGCAATTTTAATAAGTCTCTTAGCCGTCTTGCGAATGTCTTTTCGCTGACTCTCTTCCATATGTTAGTATCTTCTTGGTATTTTACTATACTGTGATAACTCATCAGCTGCGTGTTCTAGGTAAGTCGTGTATTCAAATTCAGATTCATATATTGTAGTTGTATTATTCTGAAGGACAATATCCTTTAGATAAGCAACCTCCTTCTTCAATTGTTTAACTTCCCTTGTTAGGGACTCGGTGTTTAGCGTCATCTTAGCACTTGGGTTTGGTGGCGTTAATCCTGATCAATAAGGTGATCGTTGATATCCTCTACTAAGGAATCCAATGTGAATCCTTCTTCGAGGAGATAGGAACTACCTTTATATATGTCTTCGTTACTAAAGTGCGGTTTTTCTTCAGCATTGATACATTCTGTATCATCTTCGGGGATTATATCCTCGTCAAATGTAAAAGGTACTCCATTTAGAAAGTATACCTTACATACACCTACTCCGTCAATAGCACGAAACTCTTCAAATAATTTAACTACTTGTTCCATAGGAAATTCATAGGACATTTCTTTTCATCTTCCTCCTCCTTCCTCAACCTTTTACGGATGAGATCCCACGAGAATCCGTTGTGCCAGTCTTTAAGCCAGAGGCTTTGCAACTGTCGCTTATGGACTTCTTCAGGGATTTGTCGTTTCTCAAGTGTAAACTTGACATCTCTTGTTCTCTGACTAGAGAATCTAATATAGCAGAGGGGGAATCCTTTTTCGAGCCAGATTGTTTGGTCATACGTTGTGATTGTGAATCCTAAATTAACAGGTCTTTGCCATACAGATATGGGGAAGGCACCAGGTATTGCGTTCAATCCTAGTCTTGTTAAATCAGGGTGTTGAAATTGTTCTATCCACACGTCAGACTCTTCAGTCCAAAAACAGTATCCCTGTTTGAATTGAACTTCTGGATATTGACCAGCGAGCCAACCATCACCAAGCATAAAATATTGATCGAAGATCTCTTGTGCTAGGTTAGTAGACAAGAATTCTTTCTCACTCTCATACTTCATACCAACAGGGAAGGTCTGTTTCATTATCCACGTGTTTCTGTGGTAATCCTTCCATGCTGGACATTTAGCATGACGGTAGTTCATATCATACCCTTTGAGAGCAGATACAGGTTCCTCGAAGTAATCTTCGGGGAAGAAGTCCTGTTCCATTTTCTCACCAAAGGCTTCTTCACTACCACCCATTACATAATTGTAATAGATCTTCTTATGTTTCATCTTCTTGTAGTGCCTTTTCTATATCAGCATCTAATTCTTGAGATTTCCTAGAAGCAGCATCAACCTGTTCTGTAAACTTTTGAGTCAACGGTGACCCTGGTGTCGGTGTCTTCTTCTTGTTAACCTTCTTACGTTTTCTTGGTGCTTTCTTTTTATTTTTCTTGATGACTTCCAAGGCATCGCCAACAGTAACGATAGTACCAGCGTCCTCATCAGGGATTTCAACGCCAAAACATTCCTCCAAGAACATTACCAACTCTACCATATCTAGCGAGTCTAGCATTAAGTCATCACCCAACTTACTATCCCATTCAATATCTGGCATAGGGTCTTCCGACTCCTTTAATCTCTCGCCAAGAGTCTCAGCAATTGCGAGTTTTGCTACACGTAGTAGCACCTCATTTGTTACTCGTTTAGTATCCTTTAGGATCTGTTTAATTTCAGCGTAAGTTGCTGCGTGTGACATAATTAATAAACATACTGTACTTCATCAGTCTGGCAAGATGCTCTCACAACTTCCAGAACTCTCTCGAACTGATCAGGATCTTCACAAACTATCTCTCTGGTCTCAGCAGTATTGCTAAGAAGAGTAAATTTGCGTCCTGGAATGTTCACTACACATTTTGCTAGGTACTCTGATTCTGCCATGGATCAATTACCTCACTATTATCCTCCCTATAATAGGGCAAAGGATAAGCATTTGGGGTGGTCATTGTGCCAGAATGTTGTCTGGCATACTTGATGATGTCAGTGGCGTAGCCCTTAACCTCCATCAAAGCAGTACGAGTCTCCTCGTATGTACTAAAGGCTTTGCCCTGTTCTGACAGGTCAACTCCCTTTACTTTCTTCTCAACATATTCTGCCATTTCCTCGTCGATGAAATCCACGAGAATATTAGCCTGTTTTGAAGATATGGTCATACCGTACATGTTAGTAGGTGTTCTTACTATAGGACATTCACGTCAGAATGTCAATTCAAGTAGATACCACTATTACAATTGATTCTAAATTCGGTTCCAGCAGACATCATTCCCTTGGATGTCGCTGCCATTGTAAAGTCTCTTGTGTTTATTAGTACATCAGTGCTGCCTGTATTCAGTTCCCAACCAACTCCAGATGAGTTAGAAACGTCCATACCTGAAGGTGCACCGCCTTCAATACAATCAATATCTTTGCCATGAGCAATGGTTTTTACTTTGCCCTGGACTTCTGTGTAGTGGTTTCTGCCTACGTTGTCATATTGACAACCCTTGACATTAAATCGAAGGTCTCCTGCGCTTTCTATAGCAAAGGTACCACCTTCTTTAGCCATGCTTATCACACGGTTCCCATTGACTATCTCACGCAACTCCCCACCTAGAGCCATGTCTAGTAAGTAGAAAGTAAGTCGCTGCTTAAGAGTGTTAGCATTAATGCGAACCTCATTATCACTTTGAATACCAATATTTGTTGCAGAGTCAATTTGGATTGCTCCTTTGACCTTCAACTCATAGTCGCCGTCAACGTGATCATAACGATTTCCCTCAACCTCTGTGTGTAGGTCTCCCTCCACGTTTAGGTGAGCATCTCCGATAACCTGAATGATCAGCTTATCGTCCTTCTTGTTTTTCCCCACCTTAATGGTGGTAGATTTATCACTATTTAGGTGTAAATGTCTGTTTGAGATGATATATGTATCATCATTCTCGTCCATTTCCACCAAACTTCCAGACTTACCATGATACATACGGATGCGTTCACCATCCTCTGTGTTGTCAAACTCCAGTGTATGACCAGCAGAAGTCCTGATTACCCAATTCTTTGGATACTTGGTTATATGTTGAGGGTTATCATTATCGACAACCGATCCTTGAAACAATTCCGTCATAGTTCTGGGTGACCAACACAGTCAATATATGTCTGTGAAGAGTATAATTCCTTAAATTTACTTGGACCAACGTAATTATATGTAGGTACTAACTGAGCACCTGTACCAGTAGGATCCACTATACGTGGTTTAACAAATCCAATAGTCTTCTTAGTAATCACTGGTTTCAATAACCTACCTTTAGTGTCTACTGGTACAGTACCTATCTCTTCAGGACCAACTTTAATCACTGGTTTAGTATAACCACCACCAACATTAGGTACCTCTAAAGTATCTAGTACTGGCAATAGATCTGAGCAATTTGCCCATATAGCAACAGCGTTATTTGGTATAGCAAGGTCAAGGAATTTCTTAACTGGATTCAATGTAAACTTAAATGTACCACCAGCAGTCTGTAAACCTACACCCTCAGGTATAGGATCATCCTTATCTAAGGTAGAAATGGACATATATCCAGTAGATTCGTGGTTAAAGGCAACCACTTGCATCTTAGCTTCGTTCTCATTGCCCCATTCAGGTTGGAAATATAATAGATCTCCTTCATCAGCATAATCTTGTAAATCAGCATCTGGTATGAGATATACGACCTGCTCCCTAGGACAGTATGTATTGTCTGGATCTAACCCATAACCAATACCTGTCTTAAGTACCTGTACCTTCTCAATCTTACCATTCTTAACCATAGGTTTAAGAACAGCACCACTACCCTCTGGTTCATTACAGGTAAACATAGCTCTGACCTTAGCAGTAACACCAACATCAGATCCTTTACCTCTCATGAATACACCAACCATTGATCCAATATCATCAATAATAGGTAATGCTTTAATAATAGATGTAGACTGAGCATTATCCCATATAAGTTCAGGGAAGCATGGTGCCTTCCTAGTATTAGCAGGACTACAGTTCAGAGAAGCATAATTAATCTTACCATCACTATCACGAATAGGATAGATACTATCAAATTTCTCAACTAAACTCTTACCCTTCTCAAATGATTTAGAACTGATTCCTGTTCCAGGAGCACCAACCTCAGCAAACTCTCCAGTTACAGTATTAAAGGCTTTCTTCACAAACTTACCATCAACCAAAGTCTTAGCAGTTGTGAATCCACGAGAGTTGGGTATACCACTGCCTATTATCTGTGTTCCTTTCTTCTTAAGTGCTCCCTTTGCTGCATCAGCATACTGTGATTGTGCCTTCTTACTCTTATCTGCTTCACCTTCTTTACCGCCACCAGCACCAGTCTCAAAGGTCGATAACCCTAAAGCACATGATAGGTCACCGTCACATACCATATCAACAAGATCAAGGATCTTACTTGACAATCCTTGAATCATATCAGCAGCACCCTTGATAGCACCAAGAGCACCTTGTAAAATTCCTAGGGCAGTGTTTAAACCCGCCATAATTTTATCCATCAATCCACCAAAAAGATCGCCAAATATATCCTGAGCAAGGCATAAGGCAGCATCTAGAGCCTGTTCCAGTAGGTCACGAAGCATACCAGCAATAACATCCACCAGTTCATCAAAGATCTGCTTAAATAGACAGTTAACAAGGTCAGATATATTCTTTAACTGATCTCTAGCAGGTTGTAGTAAATCTGGATTGGGAATTTTTATATCATTAACAACCTTTTGTATATGCTTATTTGCTTCACTTAAGACAGTACCTTTAATATTACCCATGGCACCACCCATGAATCCCTGGATCCTACCACTAATGGCCTCTATCTTATCCTCCATATCCTCAAGCTTACCAGTCTTTTTATCAATCCATTCACCTATATCATTCTTCTCAACACCTCTAGCAAACTTTAAGAACTCAGCGAGAGCACCCTTTATCTTCACATCAGAAGGTGTCCCACATTTACCATTACCTACATGTATAGTATATTTCTTCTTCTCATCTGCTGCTTTACCAGCATCAGGAGTTACAGCACCGCCTCCACGTGGATTGACAGTTGATACAGTAGATCCTGATTCATCAGTCGTTTCTTCCACAACTGCTTCATTAGTACCTGATTTATCATTAGTACTAACAGTATCAGCAGTACCACCAACTTGTGATCCACCACCTTTACCCATCTTCTTATCAATATAATCAGGGGCTAAGATGGGTTGGAATCCTTTATTCTCCTCACCTTCCTTGGGCTCCTTCTTATAAGAACCTTCAGGATTCTCATCAGGTATGCTACCCATAACCATAGGTAACTGTGACGAAGCACCATCCATGAAGAATCCAACAACCCATGAACCAATTTGTAGTTGTTGATTAGTTCCTATGCCACTCCTCTGAGCAAACATAACAGGGAACATACATGTAGCCCATGGTAAATCAGTAGTAGGTAGTATAACCTTATCTGGGTTATGATACCCTACTATCCTACACTTAACCTTATTGGTATAATCAAAATCCTTAGGGCTAGAACCGTCATTATCAGGATCTGAACCATCATTTTCCACCTGACCGATCCACCAATTGAATCCATCCTTACCAATAGCGTGGGCAGCAGATTCTAATCTCACTATACTTCCTCCATATTTTCAGTACCCATACTATCTCTATAGACAGTCACTCTAGTAACCATTTGCTCTGAATCAGCAGTAAATTGCCTATAAATCTTCCCTACTATATATCTACCACTCTGAACAGTATCTATATCCTTATTTTTACCCTTAAGGGTAGTGATATCCACTATATCACCACACATAAGATCTTGATCACCATAATATTCAAAAGTACCAGCCTGATTGAAGAAGAATTGATTTCTTATCATAGACTGTGAAAGTTGTCTTGTTAAATCCTGCGTGTACTTACCCTCAGTGTACATAGCAGTGTCAATCACTCTAGACATTATTCTAGTTGGTTGAATCTGCTGTGAACCATCCCCAAATACATCCTCATAATACTTTGGTAGTACAGAATCTTTATTCATCTTCACCATACTATCATAATACTTATTAACATTGAAAGGTATCTCCTTATAACTAAAATCTTTAAGATCTATAGTCATCATCGTACTATTATAACTACCAAGATTCAATCCCCTAAAGACATCACTAGAACCACTAATAGTAAATGAATCAACATGGACTACATTCTCATCTTCGTCCTCAGGTTTATCTTCATGTCCAACTAAAATTGTTTTCTTAACTTCATCCCGACACAACATATCCATAGATCTGAAATTATATTGCATAGGTGTTTCCCAGAACAAATAACCAGCACTAGGTCTAAACTCTGCTTCTTCTACTACAGGAATGGCTCTCCATGACATCCATGATATTATAGTAAATGGATCCCAGTAAGGACTGATGAATGATATCTTTGTCTCTGTATCGTCAGTATTAATACCCTTAGTACTTCCTAATGTAGTCTTAAGTAAACGCCTTACTATATCAGATATCGATTCTCCCCCTCCACTACCAAATCTTATAGAGAGTTTAGCAGAAGCATTATTAATAGCATCACGTGAACAACAATATATGGTAGCTCTTCTCTTACCCTTGAATAATACACGATCCTTGATATCATAGATTATTAATGGCAATGTAACGGTAGTCTCATTACATTTCCATGATACAAGTATTGGTTCCATACCAAAAAGCTTAGAAACAATAGATGACTGAGTATCAGTGATTGTCAATGCTACTACGATATTAGACTTAGTAATATCCTCCATGTAGTGTATTTCAAGCAGTTCATTCCTAGTAAGAACAAACTCAGTCTCATCCACTTCTATAACTAAATTTTCTAGAGTAAAATCTTGCTTCTTCATAATAGATCGTGATTGGTCTCGCCACCTTGAACAATAGAGATAGCATTAATCAAATATTTACTAACACTTAGTTCTGGTGATTGTAAGGGATTACTCTTAATACCAGGAAATGATTTTCCTGAAGAAGAACCAATGGCAGCAAGAGTCATTTGCATGTTGTTCATTATTTCCTTCCCACTATTTACCATAACAGAAGTACCTTCATTAATTATCTCTTCATTACTCTCAAGGACTTGATTTGTCAAAGAATTAATATCTTGATTAAGCGTAGATGAACCAGCATCAGCAGG